GGCGGCGTTTCTCTCCCCAAGCACGGAAAGTCACTTTGTGTCACCCTGAGTCCTCGCATGGCCGTGTCACTGATAACTCCGAGTGAGGTGACCCTCCGTGAGAGCAATCTGTGACGAGTGCGGCGACCACTTCGAGGCGCGTACCGCTCGGGCCCGTTTGTGCAGCAACAAGTGCCGTCAGCGGTCCGCCAGGGCGGCGAAAAACGGCGAATCAGCGCCCGCGAGGGTCCTGCAGCCCGTTTTCACCCCCGGAAGCCCCGATATCGGCTCCGATGACGGCGAAGAGGGCGCCATCCCGCCGCTGGTGGCCGCCACGCGCCGCGAACTCGAAGCCGCCGGCGTCCTGGACACCGTCGCGGGGCATCTGGCGCTTGAGCTGGCCGCCCAGGTGTGCGCGGTCCGTGACACCGGCTCGGCGAAGGCGGCGGCGTCGAAAGAGTTCCGGTCGGCGTACGGCGAAGCGATGAAGGATGTCGCCACGAAGGCTGATTCGCTCGACGAGCTGGCCTCGAGGCGGTTGAAGCGGGCGTCCGGTGCCTGAGGTTGTCGAGCCGGCGCACCTGTGGATCCCGCCGCGGCAGGGTTCGTACGCCGACGAGGCGATCGACTTGGCGGCGATCTGCGGCCGGGAGCTTGACGCCGAGCAGCAGGTCGCGGTGGACGCGATGCTGTCGTACGGGCCGGGCGGCCGGTGGGCTGCGCTGGAGACGTGCCGGCTGGAGCCGCGTCAGAACGGTAAGACCGGCGGCGAGCTGGTGCCGGTGGTGCTGTTCGACCTGTTCCTGATGCCGGCGGACCGGATCGTGTGGACGGCGCACCTGTTCCGGACGGCCCGGGACGCGTTCAACGACTTCGACCGGATGATCGCGGCCACCGCGGAGCTGTCGAAGCGGGTCAAGAAGGTTTCCTACGCCAACGGCGAGGAGTCGGTGATCCTGCACAACGGGGCCCGCCTGGACTTCCTGGCCCGGTCCAAGGGTGGCGGCCGGGGCATCGGCGGTAAGCGCATCGTCATGGACGAGGCGCTGTTCCTGTCATCCGAGGCCATGGGTGCCCTGCTCCCGACGCTGGCGGCGCGGTCGGTGACCGGTGACCCGCAGATCAACTACGCGTCGAGTGCCGGTGTGCTCGGCTCCGACCACCTGCGCACGCTGCGGGATCGCGGCCGTAAGGGCGGCGACCCGTCGCTGGTGTACGTCGAGCACTGCGCGCCCGGGTCGTGGGACAAGCCGGGCTGCGAGTTGGGCCCGGAGTGCCCACATACCGTCGACACCCCGGGTTGTGTCCTCGACGACGAGGCCCTGTGGCGGCTGGCGAACCCGTCGATCGGCCGGCGCATCGCGATCACCTACATCCGGGCCGAGCGCCGCGCGTTGCCGCCGGAGGAGTTCGGCCGGGAACGCCTGGGCTGGTTCACCGACCCGGCGGGCGTCGGCGGGGTCCCGCTGGATCAGTGGAAGGCCTGCGCCGACGAGGATTCGAAGCCGGCCGGCCGGCCTGTGTTCATGATCGACGCGTCGCCGGGGCTGCGGTCGGTGGCGATCGTCGCCGCGATGTACCGCCCGGACGGCTTCCCGCACCTCGAGGTCGTCGCGCACGGCACCGGTTCGGACTGGGCGGCCCCGCGGGCAGCGCAGCTGCAGCGCCACAAGCCGCTGGACTGGGTCATTGACCCGGGCGGCCCGGCGGGTGCGCTGCTGCCGGATCTGCAGGCCCACGGCATTGACCCGCGGCAGATGTCGACCCGGGATCTGGGCCAGGCGTGTGAGGCGTTCGCCGCGGCGGTCGCCGACCACGGCGTCCGGCACCTGGACGACCCGGCGCTGAACCGGGCAATCACCTCAGCTGGCCGCCGTGACATCGGTGACGGGCTGTGGGCTTGGTCCCGACGTAAGTCTGAGTCCGACATCAGCCCCTTGGTTGCCGCTACGGGCGCGCACTGGGGCCTGTCGGTGTCACCGCCGCCGAAGCCACCTCCACCCCCGCCGCAGGTCATCTCGACCAACACGGGACGTTCTGAAACAGGCCACCTGGCTACGGCCGGGTTCTAGCGAGGAGGTGGGACTGTGGTCGCTGCTCCGCTGAACGAGATCGGCTACGCCACCGAGGCGCGTAACTGGTGGAACTACGACGATACGGAAACGACGCCGGAGCTGCAGTGGCCGCAGTCGGTGGCGGTCTACGACCAGATGCGGCGCCAAGATGCCCAGGTGGCGTCGGTGCTGCGGGCGGTGACCCTGCCGGTGCGCCGCACGCCGTGGCGTATCGACCCGGCCGGCGCGAAGGCGCGGGTGACGCAGTTCGTCGCCGAGAACCTGGGCCTGCCGATCGTGGGCAAGGAGCCGAAGGCGGTCCTGCGCACCCGGGACCGCTTCTCGTGGCAGGAGCATCTGAAGGATTCCCTGCTCATGCTGCCGTTCGGGCACATGTTCTTCGAGCAGGTGTACCGCGTCGACGACGGCGGTGACCGGGCCCGGCTGCGGAAGCTGGCGCCGCGGATGCCCCGCACCATCGAGGAGATCAAGGTTGCCGACGACGGCGGCCTCGTCTCGATCACCCAGTACTCGAGCAAGGTTGGCCAGCCGCAGCGCCCCATCCCCGTGGACCGCCTCGTCGCGTACATCCACGACAAGGAGGGCGGCAACTGGCTGGGCTTCAGCCTGCTGCGCCCGGCCTACAAGCACTGGCTGATCAAGGACCGGCTGCTGCGTGTCGACGCTCAGACGATCGAGCGCAACGGCATGGGCGTCCCCCTGTACAAGGCCGCCGAGGCCGAAGAGGAGCTGACCACGGGCCTGAACATGGCCAAGGCGTGGCGTGCGGGCGAGACCGCCGGTTCGGCCGTGCCGTTCGGTGCCGACATGGTGCTCCGCGGCGTCGAGGGGACTCTGCCGCAGGCGTTGCCGTCGATCCGGTACCACGACGAGCAGATCGGCCGGGCCGTCCTCGCGCACTTCCTGAACCTCGGCACGCAGACCGGCAGCTGGGCGCTCGGCACCACCTTCGCCGACTTCTTCGTCCTGTCGCTGCAGACCCTCGCCCAGCAGATCGCGGACACGGCGACGCAGCACATCGTCGAGGACCTGGTCGACATCAACTTCGGCCCGACCGAGCCCGCCCCGCGGGTCGTGTTCGACGAGATCGGCTCCCGCCAGGCGGCGACGGCGCAGGCGCTGAAGGCGCTGGTCGACGCGGGCCTGATCACCGCCGATGACGTGCTCAAGGAGACGGTCCGGCAGCAGTACGGTCTGCCGCCGGTCGACACCGACACTGCGGTCAAGCCGCCGGCACCCGCCGCCCCCGCTCAGCCGCCGCTGCCCGGAATTGACCCCGAGCCGGCGCCATGAGCGACGTCATCGTCGCCAAGTTCAACCCGAGTCAGAAGCGCGACTCCGACGGTCAATTCTCCGATGGTGTCGTCGACTCCGCGGCCCGGTCCCTGAAGCTGCGCGGCGCCGACGGCACGGTGCACGTCGAGGTCGGCGCTGACGGTGGCCTGAAGCTGCGGATGCCGTACGACGGCTCCGACGAGGAGGACGACCAGGGCGACCACCTCGACACGATCCAGCTGGACCCGGAGACGACCGCCGAGCTGGGCGAAGAGTTCGACACCCTGTCGCAGATGCGCGACGCGTACCTGAAGCGGGCGCAGGCGGCCTGGGACGCCAGTGAAGACGCCGACCCGGAAACGCCGGAAGGCAAAGCCGCCCAGGACGCCTGGTTCGAGATCGGCGGCGACGGCCAGCGCATCGCCGGCGGCGAGCTCGACGGCGACGTCGGCGCGCTCGTCTACGAGATGCGCATGGGCAACGAGGTCACCGACACGGACTTCCTCATCGCGATCCGCCCCGCCGGCGCCGACTCCGACTGGGACCTGCACGAAGCCGCCGGTAACACCGCTGGTCAGTACCTGAACATGGCCGCGTTCCGCCGCCTCCGCAAGGCCCTGCCGCCCGCCGCGGTGGCCGCATCCGTCAAACACCGTGGAGGCGACATGGCCGAGCTACTCGGCGTCGAACTGGCCCGGCCCGGCACATGGCACCTGTCGTCGGGGCCGCGGGAGTTCACGCCGCAGATGCTGCGTGACGCCGCCGACTTCTACGCGGCCTCGGGTGGCGAGCGCATCGCCCTGGGCTTCGGGCACCAGGACCGCCGCTTCGACGGCGACCCGGCGTTCGGCTGGGTGAGCAACGTCCGCTACGCCGAAGACGACCACGGCCCGGTCCTGCTGGGCGACCTCGTCGACCTCGACGACTGGGTGGCCGCCGCCGCGCCGAAGCGGTGGCCGAAACGGTCCATCGAGGGCGTCGCCGGCATCACCTTCAAGGGCCGCGAGTATGCGCTGGCCCTGACCCGCCTCGCGCTGCTGGGCTCGACCCCGCCCGGGATTCCGGTGCTGAAGTCGCTGTCCGACGTGCGCCAACTGGTGTCCGCTGCCGCCGCCGGGTCCGGCGCGGAGTGGATCGCCGCCAGTGCCGAAGTGTCCCCTCCGGGGGTCGAACCACCGTCATCAACGGAAGGAGCCGGGATGTCCCTGGCCAAGTATCGAGAGGTTCTGGCCGGACTCCCGGACGGCGCCTCCGAGGATGAGGTCAAGACGGCGCTCGCGTCGGCTGGCCTGTCCGCGACCCAGCCGGAGCCCGCCCCGGCTCCGACTCCCGCCCCGACCCCGGCGCCGGAGCCCACCCCGGAACCGCAGCCGGTTTCGGCCGCCCTCGGCACGCCGGGTGTGGTGACGATCGCCGCGTCGGTGTGGGAGGAGACCCAGAACACCATCAAGCGGCTGGCGGCCCACGTGGACGAGACCAAGCGCGCCGAGCGGGACACGATCATCGCCTCGGCCGTCGAGGAGGGCAAGTTCACGCCGGCGCAGAAGTCGCACTTCTCGCGCCTGTGGGACGCCGACCCGGACGGCACCCGCAACCTGATCGACAACCTGACGCCGAACTCCGCGCTGGCGGTCGCCGCGTCGGGCTACTCGGACCTCGCCGACGGCGAGTTCAACCGCGAGTTCGCGGGCCTGTTCCCGCCGAGCACCAACGGAGGCCGTCGTGGCTGACTACACCCCGGTCTACGTCAGCGGCGTCCGGCCGATGACGAAGACCGCGTCCGCAGCGATCACCGGCGGCCAGGTCGTGGAGGTCACGACCACCGGCGCCGTCGGCCCGGCCGGAGTGGGCGCGAAGGGCGCGGGTGTCGCCGCGCATGACGCCGCGTCCGGCGCCCGTGTCACGGTGTGGCCGCTGGCCAACGTCGAGCACGAGGTTCTGTGCACGGGCACCATCACGGTCGGGGACGGCGTGGTGGCCGGCGCTGCCGGTGTCATCACCACCGCGGTCATCGCGACCGCGGCCGCCGCGGGCACGCTCCTCGGCATCGCCACCACGACCGGTACTGCCGTCAAGGTCCGCTTCGTCGGCCGCGGCTGACCCCCGAAAGGAGATAGGACAACATGCCTGGTACCTACCCGGCAGGTGCCCCGACCCTTTCGGGCGACACCCTGTCGATCAGCCGTTTCCTGCAGAACCCGGCGGCGATCAGCCGGCGCCTGCGCGACTTCAACGACCTGCGCTTCGTCTCCGACCAGATGCTCACCGGCCGGTTCCGGTCTTCCGGCGGCGCGGTCCTGTACGACCAGTCGGAGCCGTCCGTCACGGACCGCACCGCCGAGAGTGTCGGCGCCGGTTCGGAGTACCCGTACGCGAACCTGCCCACGGGCACCGCGGCGATCGCGGCGATCCAGAAGTGGGGCCAGAAGGCCCTCCTGACGGACGAGGATATCGCCCGTAACGCCTTTGCTGGCGCTGCCGTCGACAAGGGCATGCGGAAGGTCATCAACTCGGTCATCTCGCAGGTCGACTCGATCACCATGTCGGCGATCGCGTCCGCGGTGACGCAGACGTTCAACGTCACCGCGACCGGCGGCGGCGTGTGGACCGGTGCGACCCCGACGATCCTGCGGGACATCTTCCGGGCGCGGGCGATCCCGATGGCCCTGAACATGGGCTACAACATCGACACGCTGGTCATCAACGACGTGCAGTACGCGTACATGCTGACCGACACCGGCATCTCCAACCTGCTGCGCCGGGAGTCCACTGACAACCCGGTGTACACCGGTGAGCTGCAGCGCCTGGGCAGCCTGAACGTCATCGTGTCGCCGAACCTGCCCGCGACCACCGCGTACATGCTGGACTCGCAGCAGCTCGGCGGCATGGCCGACGAGGTCGACGGGGCGCCCGGCTACGCCGTGTCGGACCTGGCCGTGCAGATCAAGGCCATCCGCAAGGAAGAGCAGGACGCCTGGGACCTGCAGGCTCGTCGCAAGACGGTGCCGGTCATCCAGGAGCCCGGCGCGGCCATCAAGCTCACCAACATCGGAATCTGAGGGGCGGACATGGCCGAGAGCATTGCTGACCGCGAAGAGCGGGAGCGCCAGGAAGCCCTGGCGAAGATCGAGGAGCACGACACCGAGACCGAGAGCCGCCTCAAGTCCGACGAGTTCGTCGTTGTCGCCCCGCTGGTGACCCTCAAGGTCAAGGACCAGCTGGGCGCGTACGTGCTGCGCGGCTTCAACGAGGGCGCGGTCGTCAAGGCCGAGGACGTGGAGGCGGCGAACCTGCGTCACCACGTCGACATCCGCTTCCTGGCGCCGACGGGTTCCCCGGACACCGAGTTCGCCGGCCCGGCGGGGACGCCGAAGCCGGGCGAGCCGCCGAACGTGCCGGTCGAGGTGGGCACGCCGGTGGAGATGCTCCCGACCGAGGAGCGGCTGCGCCGCAACCGTGAGGCTGCGGACGCCAACGCCACAGAGGCCAAGCGGACGACCTCGCGGTCGTCTTCGCGGACCTCGGGCAAGGACTGACGCGTCGTGGCCGACCTGTTCACCATCCCGGAGCTCGCCAGCTACATGCAGCAGAGCCTGGACACGGCGACCGCGACCATCGCGCGCCGGGTCGCGTCGGGGTGGCTCAGGTCGGCCACGGGGCTCACCGAGTGGACCGAGCCCATCCCCGACGACCTGTGGGCGTGGGCGCTCGAACTGGCGGAGATGGCCTACGGCAATCCGTCCGGTTACGCCTCGGAGACGATCGACGATCACTCGGTGACGTTCAACCGGGCCCGCCGCGCGGACATCCTCGAGGTCGCCCGCCGCAAGTACTCCACCGGCTCGACGCCGGTGTATTCGTTCCCTGATCCGGACTGGCACTGGACCTCGGTCGCCAGCACCGCCCTGACCGACTGAGGGGGCTCCCGTGCCGGGCCTCTCCACCATCGTCGACCCGTTCACCGCCGATGTTCTCGACGCGGTGTGGGCATCGTCGCACGGCACCGTCGGTGCTGCCGGCGGCCGGGCTTTCGTCGAGTGCGGCCCGGGTTTCCCGGCGTTGCGGACCGCCGACGCGTACAGCCTGAACTCGTTCTATCTGGAGGCGCGGCCCGCGGCTGCGGCCGGCGCGACGGGCGAGGCGAGCACCGGCGTCTGGGTGCAGTCGCCGTCGTCGCCGGGCGGTACGGACATCGGGTTCCTGTTCGATGCGGTCAACGGTGTCCTGTCGTTGCGGTCGCGGAGCGGCTACTTCGACGGCGCCGCGGTCGACGTCGCGCACACGGCACCGGATCCGATCTGGGTGCGGCTGCGCATCGTCGCCGGTGACGCCTTGTGGGACACATCGGCCGATGGTGTGACCTGGGCGAACCGGCGTACGTCGGTGGCGCCTGCGTGGGTGCTGGCGGCGACGGATGTGCGGCTGCTGTTCGAGGCGCACCGTTCGGACGGTACGACGAACTTCTCGGAGTTCGACAATCTGAACTTCACGCCGGTGCCGGCGTCGACTGCCCGCCCGTCTGAGGGTGTGACGTCGCGGCCCGCTGACGGTTTGACCGTCCGTCCATCCACGGGGGTTACGGCTCGACCGCAGGGGGCGCTGTGAGGTTGCACGACACGATCACCCGCCTGCGGGCGCCGCTGGTCGACGCCGGGTACGGCAATCAGGCCCGCGACTGGGACAACGCCGTCGAGCAGGACTTCGTGGTGCATTGGTCGGCGCAGTCGGTGAACGAGGTTGTCGGGGATGAGCCGCAGACGGTGACCCGGGGCAAGATCTTCGGCGGCCCGGATCTGGACCTGGAAGCCACGGACCGGGTGCTGTTCGACGGCGACACGTACGAGGTCGACGGCGACGTCATGCGCTCGTACCGAGTCGGTCAGCTGCACCACGTGCGGGCCATGCTGCGCCGCATCGACCTGCCCGCATAAGGCGAGGGAGCCTACGCGGCTTTCGCCTGCTCGGCTCCCTCATGGCTGGGCTAAGCGGGTGTTCAGCCCGCCCTTAACAGCCGTCACCCAGCCCGGCTGACCTCTCCACTCTACGACGGGGGCGCGCGCCGTGGCATACGCCGTTCTGCCCGACATGGAGCAAGAACTCGTCACCTGGCTGAAAGCCCGGGCCACCGTCACCGCGCTGACCACCGCCGCCCGGATCTCCACCGAACTCGCCACCGCCGCCACCATCGGCCCCGCCCTGCAGGTCACCTCGCTCGGCGGGACGCAGCCGTGGCCGTGGGAGGCCGTCGTCGAGTTCCAGCTGTCGGCGTGGGGCGGCACCAAGCCGCAGGCGAACCTGCTGGCCCGCACCGTCGCCGCGGCCGTCTACGACCTCGTCGGCCAGCCGATCACCGGCGGCCACGTCACCGGCGTCGACGTGCGGCTGGCGCCACTGTGGGCGCCCGACGAGGACACTAACCGGCCGCGGTATCGCGTGGACATCAGCCTGATTGTGATGCCCGCTTAGCCCGGTCCGCCTCGCGCTTCTTCCGCTTGGACTCGCGCAGCGCCGTCCGAATGCAGGTACGGCACTTCCGGTACCCCTCGGGCGTGAGATAGGTGTTCGTCTCGTCAAACGGGTGCCCATTGACGCAGTGGGTCTTGGACTTCTGATGTGCGCCTTTCCCTATGGGCAGGCCCTCTCGTCGCCGCTTCGCCTCGCGGTACTCCCGCAGGTAGCGGTTCCGGCACGTACGACAGAAGCGCTGTTTGGTGCCGCGGTCGAACTCGTGGCCCTCGTCGCATTGGGTCCGCCGCGCGTTCATCGCCGGCGGGCTGTAGCCGCGCCGAATGTTGACGCCCATCGGGACTAGTTCCATGTGGTCGGGGTTGACGCACGCCCGGACCCGGCAGAGGTGGTCAACGGTCAGCTTGCCGGGGATCGCGCCGACGAGGTTCTCGTAAGACCAGCGGTGGGCGAACACCTGCTTGCCGCCTGCGGCACGGAACAACCCGTACCCGTCGAACTTCGTCGCGGCAGTCCACACCCAGCAGTCGCCGACGGAGACCTTCGACCAAAAGCGCTGCGTCTCGTCCATGTAGGCCAGTCTACCAGCAACGACGCCGCGTTCACCGTTTACCCCGCATGACCAGGAGGAGCACCGTGGCTGAGCGCCAATTCCTTGTGGTGCAGGACATCGCCCACGGCGGCGTCCTCGCCTACACCCGAGGCCAGACCATCACCGAGCAGGCCGTCAACGACAACGGCTGGCACGACAACGTCGCCGCGGTCGGCACGAAGGCCGCGGCTGAGGTTCAGGCCGAGATCACCGGCCGTCCGGTCGAGGACTTCCAGACCACCACGCGCAGCGGCCGGGCCAGCAGCTCGGACAGCGCCGCGACCGAGCAGAAGGGCTGACCCGTGGCTGTTCCTCCGATCACCCCGGCCGCGATCCAGACCGGCCCGGGCCGCATCTACTACGCGCCGCTCGCCACGGCGATCCCGTCATTCGCGGCGGTCGGCTCGATCTTCAACCCGACGTGGACGAACTGGCTCGACGCCGGCCCGACCGACTCGGGCATGACCTACACCGAGGCGACGGAGACGAGCGACATTCGTGTCGCCGAGTCGAAGTACCCGGTGCGGACGGTCACGACGTCGAAGAGCAGCCGGGTGGCGTTCACGGCGAACCACATCACGGACCTGATCTGGAAGCTGGCCATGAACGGCGGCTCCACGACGGTCACGGGCGCGACGACGACGAAGAGCGTCGAGTATTCGCCGCCGCTGGCCGACGCCGAGGTCCGGGTGATGCTGGCGTTCCAGTCGAACGGCAACGACGAGATCATCGTCTGGCCGCAGGTGTTCAACGTCGGCTCCGTGGAGTACGTGCGCGGCACATTCGAGACGAAGGCCGGCCTGTCCATGGAGTTCAACGCGGAGATCCCGGCGACCGGCTACACCGTGCCGTACAAGCGGTTCACGTCGGGCGCGCTGGCCCTGGCCGTCTGATCCGTCTGATCGTGCGCGGGCCGGGTGTTCTCCCGAGCCCTGGCCCGCGCGCCCCATCACGTCCTCGGGAGATCGGGAGCAGGAGAAGACCATGGCAAGACTCGGATCATTCGGTGCGGCTGCCCGCGAGCTCGACCCGGGCGCCGACCGCGACACGTTCGAATTCTTCGGCCGCGAGTTCACCGTCGTCGGCGTAATCCCGCCGATGCTGATGCTGCGCCTCGGCGCTTCCATGGCCGGTGAGCTGGGCGAGATCGACTCCAACGCGGTCATGTACAAGGCCCTGCGCCACGCCCTGACCGTGCCCGGCGACCCGGACAACGGCGTCCGCCCCGACGAGTCCCAGTTCGATCAGTTCGAAGCGCTGGCGATCAAGAAGGCCTGCGACGCCGACGAGCTGATCCGGCTCGTGTTCGCGCTGGTGGGGATCCAGATCGCTTTCCCTACCGAGCCGCAGCCCACCTCGCCGGATGGGCTGCCGGAAACTTCGCCGAGTTCGAACTCGTCTGCCTCGGATACCCCGGCCTCGCCCACCTCGGAGTAGGCCGCGCCGGTCTCGGCTGGCTGAACGAGGTCTCCACCCGGCTGCTGCTGAACATCGTCTACGAGCACCTGCGTAACGGCGCCCAGCACATGTCGTCGTGCGTGCCCGGCACGGTCAACGCCGACTGCCGCCTGTGTGACTTCCACCAGCGGCTGGCCGCCCCCGTGCTGCCGGCTGAGGTGGCCGAGGAGCAGCGCATCCGCGACATGGTCGAGGCGATCAACCGTTCCCGTAGTTCTGGCTGATCGGAGGCTGTCGTGAAGCTCGACAAGCGGCCCAGCGACCCGAAGGCCCTGCGGGACATCGCGAACAGCCCCGAGGTGCAGGCCGTCGCCCGCGACCTGGCCGAAGCCGTCAAGAAGGACGCGCGCCGGCTGGCCCCGAAGCGCACCGGCAATCTGCGCCGCCACATCGTGGTGGAGGAGATCACCGACCTGGAGACGGGCGTCGAGGGCTTCGCGGTCGGCTGGGACGACAAGGGCTGGTACGGCTGGCTCGTCGAGACCGGCACCGAGGACACGGCCCCGAAGCCGCACCTCGTCCCCGCGGCGATCAAGAACGGCATCACTGTGCGCGGGGATGACCGGTGAGCGTCCTCCGTCGCGCCTACGTCGAGGTTGAGCCGGACGTCTCTGGCTTCGACGAGAAGCTGCGGGAGAAGTTCTCTAAGACCGACCCGGGCGGCAAGGCCGGTAAGCAGCTGGGTGGGCAGCTCAACCGTGCCCTGAAGCGTCTCGACCTGGACGCGGTCGACGTCAAGGCCGACCCGAAGAAGGCCCTCGCCGCGATCGGCGAGACCGAGGCGAAGCTGCTGGCCCTGTCCCGCAACGCGTCGACGATCGAGATCAAGGTCCGGGCTGAGCAGGGCCTGAAGGAGATCGCCCGGTTCCGCAAAACCCTCGGCGACGTCGGCGAGGACGCGGCCCCGGAGTTCGCGCTGAGCTTCTCGCAGCGTCTCGGCCCGCTGCTGGCGAAGATGCCCATCGGCGGCCCCATGACCACGGCGCTGGTCGCCGCCGGCGTCTCGGCTGCGCCGCTGCTGGGCGCGGCGGTAGCTGGCGGCATCATCGGCGGCGTCGGTATCGGGGGTGTCATCGGCGGTCTGTCGATCGCGGCGAAGGACGCCCGGGTCAAGGAGGCCGCCGAAGGTCTCGGCGACCGCCTCGAGGCGCGGCTGTTCCGGGCCGGCGGGGCGTTCGTCAAGCCCGCCATCGAGGGCCTGGGTC